AGTTTGATTTGACTATCCCACAGGCTAATTTGTCTGCTGATGGCACTTCTGTAAAGGTCTTGGACTACTTGGTGACTCAAAGTGCCTATGCTCGTGCTTTGATTGAGCGTGGTGAAGATGGTGGAACAAACTCTTCCGAGGCTTATGCCTTGTTTAGAGGAATGCTCTCTGATGCCATTGCTTTGGAGTCCACTCGTTATCCTGAAGACAACTTTGTGGCGGTCTAATGGCAGCACAACTCCAAAGTTATAGTCTCTCAGCACCAGGCTTCTATGGCCTGAATACTGAAGATTCTCCCCTTGATTTAGGGGCTGGCTTTGCTTTGGTTGCAACTAACTGCATCTTGGATCAGTATGGTCGTATTGGTGCTAGAAAAGGTTGGTCAAGGGTTAATCCTTCCTCTGGCAATCTAGGTGCTAACGATGTGGGTGTAATCCATGAGTTAGTGCAGAACGATGGAACTCTTACAGTTCTATTCGCTGGCAACAATAAAATATTTAAACTTGGTACTGCTAATGCGGTGACTGAGTTGACCTATGGTGGTGGCGGTTCTGCTCCTACTATCACTGCAAATAACTGGCAGACTGCATCCTTAAACGGGATTGCATACTTTTTCCAAACAGGTCACGATCCAATCATTTATGACCCCGCAGTAAGTACTACTACTTACCGCAGAGTCTCTGAGAAGTCAGGCTATGTTGCTACTGTTCCTCAAGCAAATATTGCCATTTCAGCATTTGGTCGTTTGTGGGTGGCTAATACATCTACAGACAAAGTAACTGTTACCTTTTCTGATCTGATTGCAGGTCATGTATGGGGTGGTGGCACTTCTGGCTCATTAGATGTATCTCGTGTATGGCCTAATGGTGCAGATGAAGTGATGGGCTTGGCAGCTCACAATGATTTCTTGTTTATCTTTGGTAAACGACAGATTCTTGTTTACTCTGGTGCTTCAACACCCGCATCTCTTGTTCTGAGCGACACAATTGGCTCTATTGGATGTATTGCAAGAGATAGTATTCAAAGCGTTGGCTCTGATGTTATTTTCTTGTCAGACTCAGGTGTTCGTTCACTGATGAGGACAATCCAAGAGAAGTCTGCTCCTTTGCGAGACTTGTCCAAGAATGTTCGTTTTGACCTGAATTCAGCATTGGTAAGCGAGACACTGGCTAATATCAAGTCTGTTTACTCAGAAAAAGAAGCCTTTTATCTGCTTGTTTTACCAGCAACATTTCAAGTTTACTGCTTTGATACCAAGCAATCTTTGCAAGATGGAGCTTCCCGTGTAACGAAGTGGGACTCAATTGCACCAACTGCTTTGCGTTCATTGCGTAATGGTGACTTGTACATTGGTAAGAATGGTTACATCGGTAAGTATGGAACTTATCTTGATGATGCCAACACGTACCGATTTGCGTACTACACCAACAATGCTGACTTGGGAAACCCTAATCAGATTTCTATTCTGAAGTCTGTAACTGCAATTGTGATTGGTGGATCGAATCAGTTTCTGTCTATCAATTGGGGTTTTGATTACTCTGGTTCTTATCGTGCAGAGAACGTCTACATCCCTACACAAGCCAGTTATGAGTATGGAATTGCTGAGTACAATATTGCTGAATACACAAGTGGTGTTCCAATTAAGACGCTAATAGCAAATGCTTCTGGTGCGGGAAAGATTGTTCAAACAGGGTATGAGACAACGATAAATGGCACATCGTTCTCTCTTCAAAAGATTGAAATTCAAGCCAAAGATGGCAAAATAGGGTAAACCATGTCAAATTACACCAAAACCACTAATTTCGCTTCTAAAGACAATCTGTCGCCTGGCAATCCTTTAAAGATTGTTAAGGGTACTGAGATTGACACTGAATTTAACAACATTCAGACTGCTGTTGCAACAAAGACAGATAACTCTGCTGCCAACATTACTGGTGGTTCAATTACTGGTATTACCGACTTAGCGGTTGCTGATGGCGGTACAGGTGCTTCTACGGCTACTGCTGCCCTGAATAACCTCTTGCCTAGCCAAACAAGCAACGCAAACAAGTATCTCCAAACTGATGGCACAAACGCTACATGGGATGCAGTAAGCCTTTCTACTGCTGATATTACAGGAACTCTACCCGTAGCCAATGGTGGTACTGGTGTAACTTCTTCTACTGGTACAGGCTCTGTAGTTCTGTCAAACAGTCCTACTTTGGTGACTCCCGCATTGGGAACTCCTGCATCTGGTACTTTGACAAACGCCACAGGATTGCCAATCTCAACTGGCGTAAGTGGTTTGGGTACTGGTGTAGCTACTTTCTTGGGTACACCATCATCTGCTAACTTGGCTTCTGCCGTAACAGACGAAACAGGATCAGGTGCTTTGGTGTTTGCCAATAGCCCCACTTTGGTAACTCCTGCCCTTGGAACACCCGCTAGTGGTGTTTTAACCAATGCTACTGGCTTGCCTATCAGTACAGGCGTTTCAGGTCTTGGAACGGGTGTGGCGACTTTCCTAGCTACTCCTTCAAGTGCAAACCTTATCTCTGCTGTAACAGATGAAACTGGCACAGGATCGTTAGTTTTTGCAACAAGCCCAACATTGGTAACACCCGCCTTGGGAACACCATCTGCTTTGGTTGGCACAAACATAACAGGCACTGCTTCAGGTCTGACTGCGGGTAATGTCACAACTAACGCTAACTTAACAGGTGCAGTCACTTCTGTTGGCAATGCTACCTCTTTGGGTTCATTTAGTTCTGCTAACCTTTTGAGTGCTTTGACAGACGAGACAGGCACAGGCTCAGCAGTATTTGCTATCTCTCCTACCTTAGTAACACCCATCCTTGGAACACCCACTAGCGCAACCTTAACGAACGCTACAGGTCTTCCTATCGCTACAGGTGTATCAGGCTTGGGAACTGGTGTAGCAACCTTTCTAGCGACTCCATCAAGTGCAAACCTAGCGGCTGCTTTGACAGATGAAACAGGTAGCGGTGCTAACGTCTTTGCGACAAGCCCGACACTTGTTACCCCTATTCTTGGTACTCCAACAAGCGCAACATTGACTAATGCAACTGGTTTACCCTTAACTACTGGAGTGACAGGAACTTTACCTACTGCCAATGGCGGTACAAACCTAACATCATTCACATCAGGCGGTGTGGTTTACGCATCTAGTTCTAGTGCATTGGCTACTAGCTCTGCGGTTACTTTTGATGGAAATACATTAAGTATTTTAACGGCAAATAATTCACCAATAAATTTATCATCTTCAAGTGCATCATCCACATTAGTTCAGCATACAAACTCTAATGCAAGTGCAGATTTGTTTTATCGTTTTCGTCAAAACGGAGGTGGTGGTAATTGGTGGGATTTGACAATGGAAGGCTCAACCAATGGCTTTACTTTTGATTACAACGATGGAGAAATATTACGTCTCACAAGCGCAGGCAATGTAGGTATTGGTACAAGTTCGCCAACATCAAAATTGCAATCGCAAACATCTAGTTCGGGTTCTACTCCTAATATGTTGTCGCTTGTAAACAATACTGGTGGGGCGGCAAATGCAACTGGTGTAAAACTTTGGATGAGTGGTAGAGCAGCTCAAGCGGATGCAGACAGAGGTACTTATATAGAAGCTGTAACTACAGATACAAATAATGCTCATGCAATGGTTTTTGCAACAAGTGCTAGTGGAACTGCGCCAACTGAGCGGATGCGTATTTCAAGCGCAGGCAATGTAAGTATTGGTATTGGTGCTAGTGGTTCTTCAGCAATTTCAAAATTAGACATTGCTGTTAAAAATGTAAGCACATTAGGTGCGCCAGCAAGTTCAGGATTGTCGATTGATAGCAATGACAACAATATAGTTGTTGGCAATCTCTCTCAAATTGGTTTGGGTTTAAGAAACGCTTTTCAACCATCTTATATTTCCTATATTGTTACAAGTGCGTCAGCATATTCAAAAGGTGATTTGGTATTTGGCACGAGAAGTGTAACAACCGATGATGCACCATCTGAAAGACTACGCATTACAAGCGCAGGTGATGTAGGTATTGGTACAAGTTCGCCATCTCAGAAACTTGATGTAAGCGGAAATATCAATGTTAGTGGCACAGGCACTTCTAGTTTTACAAGCACTGCGACTTCGCCAGTTCAAATTAACGGAGCATCCATTCCTACTCTGACAATAAGAAACTCAACAACCCCTGTTGAAACTCAAATTAGGTCAACAACAACTGAAGGGTTAATTAGAACAGCAACAGACCATCCTCTTGTTTTTGCAACTAATGCATCGGAACGAGCCAGAATAGACACTAGCGGTAACTTGCTGGTGGGGACTACGAGTCTAAACCCTTCTGGTGCAGGTACTGATGGTCGTGTTGTTATAAGTAGTGCAAATGGAGGTCAATCTGCTTTAACTTGCTATAACGCAGGAACAGGTGCGGTCAATATTGTTTCTCTTGAAAACGGAAATGGGCAAGTTGGCAGAATTCAAATAAGTGGAACATCTACTTCTTATCTTACATCTTCAGACTACCGCCTAAAAGAAAACATTAAGTCAATGACAGGCGCATTGGCTAAAATCTCACAACTTAAACCAGTCACTTATAAATGGAAAGTTGATGGGTCTGATGGTCAAGGATTCATTGCACATGAACTTGCTCAAATAGTTCCAGAATGTGTTGGTGGCGAAAAAGATGCTGTGGATGCTAATGGCAATCCTCAGTACCAAGGCATTGACACATCATTCTTAGTGGCTACATTAACTGCGGCTATCCAAGAACTTAAAGCAGAATTTGATGCCTACAAAGCATCACACCCGTAAGGACTAACATGGTTAGACGATTAACAACAGAGGAGTTTGTTGCCAAGGCCATCAAGGTTCATGGCGGCAAATTTTCCTATGACAAAGTTGTCTATAAAGACAAATTGTCTAGTATTGTTGTTACTTGTCCTGACCATGGGGATTATGAGGTTACACCTACTGTTCATTTGCAAGGCAGAACTCCTAGATGTTGTGTGTACGCATCTAGAAAAGGTGTTAAAAAACCAAATAATTCACCAGAACGAATTGCACAAGAAACAGCAAGAAATAGTGGTGCAATGTATTACACAGGCAGTTTATGCACTACTTGCGGAAGTACAAAACGATATGTTTGCAATAGGTCTTGTGCTGAATGTGCTGTTAAATCAAGAAAAAAGTCAAACGCAAAAAAAGACATTACCGCTAGAAAAATACTTCGCAGTAGAAACATTTATAGAGATAATCAAGAAATACAAAATTGGATATTCAATATTTATGAATCCAAAAGAAAAATGCAAATGGACTTTGATGTAAAACTTCATGTTGACCACATTGTTCCTTTGCGTGGCAAAACTGTTAGTGGTCTTCATGTACCTTGGAATATGAGAATTACAACAGCAAAATTTAATTGCTCTAAACAAGCAAAAATCGGAACTGAAATTGGTTCTATGTCTGTGGACAATGTTTCAGTTCATTCATCAGCATTACCTTGGAATTTAAAAAAGGAAAATTATGTCAATCTCGTATAACTGGACAGTTTCAGAAACAAACTATGAAGTAGCCAACGGATATGTTTTTTGTGCCCACTGGCAAGCCACAGCAGTAGATGGAGAGTATTCAGCCTCTATCTATTCAACTTGCTCATGGGCTGATGGCACACCAACGATTCCCTATGACCAACTAACACAAGAAACAGTCCTTGGTTGGGTGTGGGCTAATGGTGTTGATAAGCAAGCCACAGAAGATGCTCTGGCGGCTAATATTGCTTTGCAAAAGAACCCTGTTACCTCAACGGGTGTGCCGTGGGGTCAAGCATGAAATTAGAGTTAGACGTTAACGAAGTGCAATTCATTATGAATGTGCTTGGTCAATTACCAACAAGTTCCAACGCCTATGTGCTTTGGAA